GCCAGTAACATGGCTTAAATACACATGCCCATCCTGGTCCGGTACATACGCAGCACTGCATAGCATAACCTTAACTGCGTCAGTATCCCAATCAACCTCTTTATTTAACGCTTTAAGTAAAGCCTGGCCATACCATTTACCTGTCGCCATTTGCATTACCTCCCTTTAGAGCCGCCTTAGTCAGACCATAGATACCGCTGGCTGTCGCCGCCCCAATAATTCCTTCTTTCACTGCCTCCAGCACCGAACCGCCAAAGGCCCAGGCATTGAGGCCATTTAAGGCAGCGCCCAGAGCAATCACCAGCAGCCAGAGCCATTGCTTGGGTATACGAAAGGTTTGCTTCAGGCTCTCGGTAAAACCAACTGTCAGGGCCATGACAAGTTCAATCGGCAACATCACACATTCTCCCCTTTCTTGTAACGCAAAATTGCCTTAACGATAGCATCCGCTAAAATTGCTTGATACGAATTACTGTTAAGTTTAGCCTCTTCACCAGGGTTAGTCACGAATCCCATTTCTATCAGTATTGCTGGCATTTTTGTGCCGTTCAGTACCCACAAGTCAGACCGAGGTCGTGCTCCTCTGCTTGGCGCCTTAGTTGCCACAATAAGCTCGGTCTGCACAAGTTCTGCCAACCGCTTACCATTCTTGCTGTCTGGGTTATATAGTGTTTCAATGCCAGCGGCTTGGGCCGGGCCAGCATTGCAATGCAGACTAACAAAGATATTTGCGCCAAAGTTGTTTGCGATCTGGCACCGCTGCGCCAGAGATGGATACCAGTCAGAGGACCGGGTTAATGTAACTCTCGCTCCCTGCAAACGCAACTTGTCTGCCAACACTTTAGCTACAGCAAGGTTTATGTCTTTTTCTGCTGTTGCCAAATTATCTTTTTCACTCACATCTTTGCCATCCACAGCACCGGGGTCTTTACCTCCGTGCCCGGGGTCTATGCAGACAGCAAAGCCTTGCAGTTTTTTTGTTTCCATGTTATGCCCCTCCTTTCAAGATGAGCGCTAAAAAAGCGCCGATAACGGCGCCGATGATGGTTTTGTATATCCAGCTTTTGTCCTGCTCCAGTATGACCAGCCGTCTCTCCAGCTCCGCTGCCTTGCCCCGGGCGCAGTCAGTACCGCATAGCGGCACTATGCTTAACCGCTCCTCTATCCTTGCAAGCCGCTGGCTCATTTCATTTAATCTGTCTGATATTGCCCTGATATCTGTCTCCGACATCCGCCCGGCCTCCTTCCAGACAAAATAAAAGCCGCTGCTATGCAGTCGGCTTTGGGTACTTGGCTTTTACGGCCAGCAATTCTAATCTTGGAATATAAAGTCATATTGTATTTTCATCGTGTTTGTAGACGTCTTTGTAACTGGTGTTGGCAAAAGTGTCCTGGCTCCATACAACACTTGGCCAAGTTTGATTATGGTATTGCCACTGAAACCAGTCGCCCATAAGTTTGTGCCATCCCATGCCAAGCCACTCGTAGTTGAGTCATTGTTGCTTGAATAAGTTGCCAGAACATTGCCATTTGCAGGATTTATTTTGTATATTTTGTCCCCGTAAACTTCTGACAGCCACAAGCGCGTCCCATCCCAGGCTATTCCGCGCGGGTCGCTTATCCCGTTAAACGCCGGTGTGTCGAAAATTAGTAGTTCGTTGCCGGTATTTGGGTCTATCTTAACTATCTTCTTCTGTGCTGCGTCAACAGCCCACAATGCTGCCCCATCCCAGGTTATATCATATATCGACCGCACCGCTGATGTGTTTATACTGGTTAGTATTGCCCCCGTCCCCGGGTCCACTTTTTTTATTTTTCTCTCACCAGTCACATTTACCCAAAGATATGCCCCATCCCACGCGACCCCGTACCCGTTTATCGAGAAGCTGGTTACTATTTGCCCGCTATCTGGGTTTATCCTATGCAATTTGGATGTGATTGTATCACACACCCACAAGTGCGAACCATCCCAAGCAAGGCCATATAAGTTCGCACCTGGTCCGGTTATTGTTTTTGGCAATGCAAAAGGCAGCGATGTAGAAAAAGCCCATACTAGTGTTTGAAAAGTTCCGTTACCAGAATGTGTAGGCCAGTCGAAAACAAAATGTATTCGCATATACTTATCATAACTAAACTTACTCTCAGAAACATTAATGGTCCCTTTTAAGGTGTCCGAACCTGAATAATTGACCTGGTCCGCCCATCCTATCAGCGTCCCAAATTCAGGGTATAAATCATCTGTTTCTGCGGCATTAGATGTATAAAGCTGAATGGTATTAAAAACGTTGTTAAACGACGGTTTTGTTGCCGATGAGCTTTGTATGATTCGGTCCTGGATAGCCCATCTAAAATAGTCTTTACCTATGCTTGTTATTAAGTTTTCTGTTTTTGCTTCAAAAACCTTTTTTTGTGTTTCTGCGTCAAAAAGCTGCACAGTTACAATTCCGCGCACGTTTTTTGCTTCCTTGATTTTGTGGCTTACTATCTCTGTATCGTTTTTAAAATCTCGTGCGTAACTTTTAACCAGCATTTTTTCACCTCCTAAACGATTGTTATATTCACGTCAGTAACAACAGCGGCAGTGATAGCAATGGTCTGCTCATATGGTCCGCTAATAGGCATCTGCGTTGCGACTTCCGCTGCAAGGCTAATCTGCCCCACAGTTATATTTTCCTCCCAAATTGCTCGTGGCAGGTCCGCCCCAATTCCGCCCAGCAAGTTAGCAGCATATACATAAAGCTGCATATGTTCGCTCGCTACCACAAACTGCCCTGTGCTTGTGTAAACTTGCATATCCAGCATTGCCGAGCCCGGCTGCAATTGTGCAAAAACGAACGGAACACCAATCGTATTCCACCCTGCCTGGCATTGGTGCTGTATGGTCGGCCCTATTTGCGCTCCCGCTAAATAAAATTTTATCGTCAGCGTCAAAGCTGTGCTTGCTTGGCCTACTATCATCAAACCTATTTGCGCATTTGTTGCCGAAAAATTCGTGATAGACAACGAAATCGGATATTGCTGCGTTGCTGTTAGCGTTAATTGCTGGTTATTTGACGCGTAGAGCATGCTCGGCTGAGCCGCAGCTACATCGCTTGCGATAGATTTTTCTTCAGCATCTTGCAAGCCAGGAATTATGGTGTTTAATTCGATTTCGTTTCTCCAAGGCTCCTGCGGATATCTTTTTAGCCGCAAAATTCTTGTTTTTACGTCTATATTCAGCTCGCTATCATATACCCTCACAATGTCGCCAATAAAAAATTTGTCTTCTGTTAGTCCTGTAACAGAAGATAAATCTATAACACTACATTCATAGCTTATGCTTGGCTGCGATAACTCGGCCAGTTTTTTTTTTGCAGCTTCAAGCAGGTTAGCTGTTAGCAAAAACCTGTCATCTTGCCAGATATATTCCTTGCGGTATCTTTGTTTCGCTTCGGTTAACGATATTCCCTGACTAACATACCAGCTATAATCTTCTAAGTATGGTTTGCCATTGTTAAAATCGGCAATGCTGAGCCCGTTTTTACCATACGCATATAATACAGTCGCTTCTGGTGGCTTGATGGTCCGCTTTATGGCCCTTAAATTTTTTTTGAAACGGAACACAGCACCCTTGTCGCTCCCAACCTGTTTTAGCATGTTTATAGTCCGCTTGATGCTATCCCATTGTATTTCGCAGCCAATTATTTTAGCCCATTGCCGGACCAACCACAATACAGTTTTATTTGCCTCTTTAAGGCTATAAACCCCGCTCGGTTCCGCTTCAATTAACCCAATTGTCCAGTTTGTGCCGTGCAAAATTTGTTTTAGCCCTTCCGCTGCACTCTTCCTATCCACCACAAACTCGCCTTGCTTGGTGGCATTTAATAATTCGATGCAAGCGAGCTCGCAAGTTACCTCCAAAATCCCGCTACCATCTCCTTGGCTATCTACTATTTGCGTAATTATATAGCGTTTATTTTCAAAAGTTACTTCCTGGTCATGCTTTATAATATCTGCTTTTGCGTCATCGCATGGAATTGAAAACATTAAAATGTTGACGTCATTGAGCTTCTCTTCTATTACTATGTTAAATGCATTTTCGAGAAAGGCTACGAGATTGCCCTGCAAGTCATATAATTTTATAGTGTTTTCCATCGCCTCACCGCCTCTTTATGACTTCAGGACCGCTCCCAACGAAAAAGTAAATGAAGGTGTACTTCCAGTAATAGTATAAAAAGCTGCTATCTGCGAACCCAAAGCACTGCTAACTACTTTTTTCTCAGAAGTAACACCAGTTGCTTGCGTAAAGACCACCAAGTCAAACCACTTGCCGCTCGCCGGGTCTTTCGTTTTTATTACCACATCCAAGGTCGGATTGGTTCCGCTTGCTGCAGTTACATCCAGGAAGAACAATGCTTCCCGATATTTTTTGGTATCGACCGGACTTGAGCTGGTGTCGCCTGAAGTGGTTCTTGCGCTTGATGACAGTATAATAACTTCCTGGCTGCCTTTTAATGCTTGCACCTGCACGACCCCGTTTGCATCTGTCAATATGCTCCTTGCATTTGTCCCATCACTACCTGCAATTAAAAATGCCTTCGCCGGATGCGCACTCCCTGGTGTTGCGTCCGCCGGTGTTGTCGCAATATCCACGTCCCCAATGTTATTGGTGCCAGCAGGCAAGGCTTCTGCAATTGCAGTTTTCAAGTTTCCTGAACCAGAAAGAGCTGCAGGCAACCCACCACCCAGCAACGTTCTAAGTCTCTTTGTTATCGCTATAAGTGTGCCATTGCCAGTGGCTTCTGCATCTGTGGTTGTGCCAAGAGTTGCTATAGCTCCATCTTTTGCTTTTACCTGGTTGTACCAGTCTGTTCCGTCGTAATAACTGCTTGTTAACTTGTTATCCATGTCAGTATTTAATCTAGCATTTTGTTGCGGCATTATATCCACCTCTCTCTAAATTGGATTTTCAGATCCGCAGCCACACTATTTTCACAACTAAATATTAAGCTGTTTGGGCCCGGCTTCAACTCCGGAAATTCCCCATCTATCTTTGCCAACATGCTATCCTCGACCGAATCATAAGCGCCTGTTGTCATCAAGTCCCGGTCCATCCCTTTGTAAGCTGTAAAGTTTTCAGCATTCAGATCGAGCTGGCTTCCGTTCGTTATCGTGCCATTGAACAAAATCATTTCGTCATTGATTTGTAGCTTTGGCGACACTATGTCGCCATAAGCAGCGATGATGGTTATTACAGGATAAGTTTCTGCAGTCCCGTTGTTATAAATGCCATTTGCTACCCCTGGTGTAGCAACAAATTGCTGCGCCGTTTCCTCGGTTGAGTATGCGACCGGGTCACAAGCAAATTCTAGTTTAAACTTCCCGAAATGCAGAAACGTTTCAAGCTCCGCCGAATTTGACACTTTTGCCATGTAATACTTGTCTGGCTCTTTGCTTAACACTAATTGTGCTTTTTTGTTGACACTTAGCCAGCCCGCAACTCTCCTCACATCTTGCCAAAAATCATTAGCTGTTTGGGATACTAATGCGCATTCAAGTTCTATTTTCCTGTCACCGAATGGCTGTGCAAATAAATAACTTCCGGCCCGCCCAGGGACAGTTTCATACTTGTCCCGCAAAACAGGAAAAAGCGTCTGCTTTATGCCTAGCAGACGCACCCCCATTTGCGATGCAGCTACTCCATTAAAAACAAAATCCATCATCTCACCCCTCTCGCTCGTTGCGCAGATTGAATGAGCGAGTTTAATTCACGGCTTATTTTATATATATCCTGTTCGCTTCTAACCACCATGCTCTGTATGTTTATAGTTACTCCTGCCGCTCCACCTGCTACAGGGTTGTATTTTTTCGGTATTACGGCCTCGCCTTCATGCAAAAACGCTATCATATCTTTTGGCACGTAGTTTGTACCCGTAGCCAATTTGGGTATCTCCGGTATGTGGGGAAATCCAATCGTAAATCCACCAACTTTTCCAACTCCAGGTATTTCTACCGCTGGCACCTTAATGCGCATTGAATTAACTACTCTGATGAATTTATTTATACTTTCTATTACCCAGTTAATTGCGTTTCTTGTTGCGCCAGATATGCTTTGCCAGACCCCTGTTACTATATCCTTTGCACCCATAAAGGCATTAGTGATTCCGGTTTTTATTTTATCAAATGCATCAATGGCTACTGCCGAAAGATTGTTCCATGCCCCGCTTAACCAGGTACTGACTGAGTTCCAAATACTCATGATAGTATTTTTTGTTATAGTAAAGACTTTTACGGAATTTTCTTTTATAGCATCCCAATGTTTGACTACTGTATAAGCGGCTAGGCCAACTGGCCCAGTCAGTGCCGCCAGCATGAGCGGACCCCATTGTTTCAAAAAGTCTATTATATTGTTCCCTGCTGTAACTACAGCATTTTTGAAGCCATTCCACAGTGATGAGAAAAACTCGCTGAGTGGCTCCCAGTTTTTCTTAACCACATATGCCAGGGCAGCTAATGCAGCTATTACTGCGATAGCAATGCCAACTGGTCCAGCTAGCGCACTTAAAGCCCCTCCTGCGCTGCCCAACAAAGGCAAGAGCGCACCAATAGCAGAAACTATATTCCCTACTGCGCCGATCAGCCCACCGATTATTAATATTACCGGGCCAAGCGCTGCCGCAAACAATCCTATGCCCACAATTAATTTCTGCTGCCAAGGCGAAAGCTCCATTAATTTATTAATCCACTCTGTAATATTATCTACGAACTCTTTTAGTCTTGGGATGATTAGAGTGCCGAAAACAATAGCCGCCGTTTCCAGCGACCCTTTAAGTTGCTCCAAGCTACCATTGAAATTGTTCATTTTCTCAGCTGCAACCTGTTCGGCGGTAACTTGTCCCATGGCTTGCTTCATTTTTTGTACACCGTCAGCGCCTTCCTTAAAAAGAATGTTAGCTGCTCGAATTGCATCGCTGCCAAAGATGGTTTGCATTGCTTGCAACCGCTGCGCTTCGGTTAACCCAGCCATGCTACTTTTTAGTATCCCCGCAATTTCATCAATACTTTTTAGCCTGCCTGCTGCGTCAAAAAATATGGATTTGCCTTCTTCGGTTACTAAGTTCAACTGCTTAAATAGTTCCCACTGTGCTTTTGTTTGCGGTTGTAAATTCATCAGCATGGTTTTTAAAGACGTGCCTGCGTCAGAGCCTTTTAAGCCATTCTGGGCAAATACGGCTAAAGCTGTAGCGGTATCTTGAAAGCTCAAGCCTACCGAACTTGCCACTGCTGCTACCTGCGATAACCCCATTTTTAGTTCCCTTACATCTGTCGCTGAAGCATTCGCAGCACCAGCAAGAATATTAGCTGCATCAGCAACACTAAGGTTATCTCTTCTAAAAGCATTTAGCGCAGTAGACGCTATTTCGGCAGCTTCGCCAAGTTCCAGTTCGCCGGCAGCGGCCAAATCAAGCGCACCTTTTAAGCCGCCTTTAAGTATATCCTCAACGCTTACCCCGGCTTTGATTAATTCTTCAATACCTTTTGCCGCTTCGCCAGCACTAAATTTTGTATCTGCGCCCATTTTTAATGCTAATTGGTGCAACTGTTTCATTTGCTCACCAGTTGCACCAGAAACAGCTTTAATATTGCTTAGCCCCTGCTCAAAGTCAGCCGCAGATTTTATAGCTACAGCCCCAAGGCCAGTTAGTGGTGCTGAAACATATGTGGTTAAGTTTTGGCCTACTGTTGTTACCCTGTCGCCTATGCTCTTAAATTTATCCCCTGCTTCTTTGGCTTTTTCGCCCAGCTGGTGCCACTTGTTTGCCTGTTTTTCAAGCTGTGCTGTTGTCTTTTGGAGCTTGTTTTCCAACCCAGCAAGCTCTGCTTGTGCTTTGTTTAGTTTTATTGCCAGGTCCTGCGTTGCTTTTGCGTCCGCCCCTTTGGTTTCCGCCGATTGTTTATAAGCTGCTTCTAGAGCCGCCACTTTTTGTTTTTGTATATCTATTTGCTTTGATAGAGCATCCGCTTGCAGCTTTAGTTTGTCTGCGCTGCTGCCAAAGTCGCCTAACTTGGCAGTCGCAGCCTGGAATTCGCTCTGCACCACCTTCATTTGCCTGTTGAGCTGCGATATGCCATTTTGGAACCCTGTACTATCAAGGTTTACTACAACATTAAGTCTCCCAATTTCACCGCTCGGCATGTTATCACCTGCCCTTCTATAAGAAGGCTATTTGATCAGCGAACACTTCTTCGCTCTCAGTTTCTATCCCATGCACTTTTTTGTGAACATTAAACAAGGCAATTAGCTTCCTGGGGGTACTTGCCCAGAATTCTTCTTCATCAAAACCAAGAATATTGCGCCCCAAGTAATATATCCAAGCCCAATCCCAGCTCTTATCGCTGGGTTCATTTAGTTTTTTTCAGCTTCACCTTCTGTTTGCGGTAAAGCTTCACTAATGGCTTTTGATATAGCGCCAACCACTTCATTTATATTGCTCATATCAATCATGCTGCCTACCTGTTCTATCGTCAGCGTTTTATCTTCATGCACCAATCCAGCCCAAAGCATAGCCCGGATGGCTTTAACACTCCCTTTCTGCATGGCCTCAAAAGCGGTGTTTATGTCGCCGTAAATATCCTCAAACTCTGCAAAAGCATTCAAATCAAATTTAAGGTGGCGTTCTTTGTCAAGCTGTAAGGTACCTAATTTTGCCCTTATATCCTGCAGATTGCTCATTATTTCCCTCCTCTAAATAGTAGAAAATGCAGGGACATTAAGCCCCTGCATTAATTTTTGTATTGCTAAACCAACCTGTAGCGGCAAAGCCGGACTCGTCCTCATCCCCGACCAGCTTCCATTTGCCATCGTACACCCTGCAAACAAACGTCCCTTTCAGTTTGGCGGTCTGAAAGCTCACTTTGTCCTCTTTGGTTTTGCTCTCATCGTCAGGAATTTGGAATTTGCCTTTAAGCAGCCAGTAATATCTGTATTTCCCGTTCGATTTTAAAGCCCTAAATCCAACCGCAACATATGGCGCAACGTCTGTGTTTGTCGCTTCAAGCACCCCGTTATTCACAGTGTGCCCTAAAAGAGCAGCCTGCACCGATAATGGCAAATCGGCCATTTCTAGCTCCAGATCAATCTCACCTAAACTTGATGCAGTTTCAAAAGCAGTATCATCAGCGTAAAGCGTCACACTATCTGTTTTTGCGCTTATCTTGGCACTTATGGCCCCCGCAACCAAGGCGGGGGCTTCGTAGGTTGCGCCCGTTGCATCATCTTTGGTTAGCATGGCATAATACAAGTCTTTTAAGCCCACTTTAACACTATTGGCCATTGGCCTTACACCTCCAAGTAATAAAATCTCAGTACCTTATGGTACACCTTGGTGTCGGCTTCGTACAAATCATGAGCTGACAACAAAGAAAAACCAGCATTTCGCATCACTGCCTTCGCTTGTTCTACCATGTCTGTATAATTACTTTTACTCCACAAGTCCACCTGTATATAATAGCCGGTCCCCTGCTGGACATCATCGGCAAACATTTCCCCATTCTCGAGATAGCAGAAAAAAGTAATATAAGTGTCAGCAGTCCCGGCATAAACCTGAAAACTCACTGGGATGTTTAATTCGCTTAAAGCTGACATAACTTTTGTGTTTATGCCCATCACAATCCCAGCCCTTCTTTTAGCTTCTGGGCTATAATTTCTTGTACTTTATCTTTGTTCTTTTCATATGCTCGGCTCATGAATGGGTTAGCTCTCATTTTGCTTGTGCCAAATTCAAGAAATTTTGCTCGCCAATTTGTTTTTTTGTTAGGGCCTACTTCGACGTATTTTTGCCCTTGTTTTTGCTTTACATTTGACACTTCGATACTGTAACTAAGTTCCCCGGTTTGCACCGGGGCCTCTTGCTTCATCTCTTTTGCAAGGTATTCTCCGGCCATTTTAAGTGCGGTGTTTTCTATCCTGCTACCTTTCTGCCCAAGTTCTTCAATTTTTCGCAGCAATTCATCCATGCCATCAAATTTAACTTCCACCGACATCTTGAGCCACCGCCTTTATCTCAAGGTACTCGTTGCGGTATTTGATGTTATCAACCGAAATGATATTGTATATCTTTCCTCGAAAAGCTATCCGCATTGAAGTTTCTATGCCCGCTCTATAACGTATAGTAAACTTCACCGTATTCTCCGCTTGCACCGCTGCCGCTTCCCAGTATTCACGGCCATAAAGGTTCTCAACCGCTGCCCAAACTGTTGCTACATCCTGCCACTGCTGGGTGGTGAAGCCGTCTGTATCGGTAGTATCAGTGTAGCGCTGTAGTGTTACCCTGTGCCGCAGATCAGCCGGGTTCATGTTACCACCTCCAGCAAGGCCTTGGCCTGTAGCTGGGTGATAATATTGGTCAAACCGTAAGCCAGCTCTCCCTCTGCCTTCCCTATCATTGCAGGGTTCTCAAACCACTGCACCAGTAGCATCTGCCCGGCCACTTTGGCTAGAGGGTCACCGGTAAAATCTTTACCGCAAGCGGTTAACAAGTAATCGTCTATTGCTTGCAGTATAAGTGTTAACAAGGCATCACTGTCTGTTCCGTCAATACGTAACATTGCTTTCGCTTCATCCAGAGTCAGAATCGCCATCGTATCACCCCTTAAGGGGAGAGGGGCTTAAGCCCCTCTTACACCTCTACTTCAAGTTTTTTGGCGGTAGCTACATCCCACTGCTTGCAGTCAGCACGGAACAACCCGCGTACCTTTACAGAGTCGGTTTCAAATGCGCCCGCTCCAACATTAGTGCTGGCCAGTTCCAGACCTTGTCGCCGGAAGTAAGCGATGAATTGCCGCAGGTCACCAATTACAACAGGCGCATAATCTTTGCCTGTGCCGTTGTCATATCTATTGGGCAAAAGCCTGTCAGCTACAACAACAACAGGACGCCCCTTAAACAAATACTTGGTTGCGTTGCTGGGGTCAGGTTGCAAGAGCGGTCTGCCTGTACTATCTTTAAGTTCGTCTAACCAGTTCCAACCGGACTGGTTGGTCAAAATTATGGCGTTGATACTCACATCCGGGTCTAAGTCTACATTTAAAACCTTTTTAATTGCATCGATATCAGCTGCAGTAGACGCTGTCAAAGTGTCCAAGATAGTCTTTATTTGTGCATTTTCGGTTAGTACAGTTTTCCGCGCAAACCAGCGCGCAAGATAGCTCATGATATTGACCGGACTATCAGCCAGAAATTCATTGGAAACGGGAATGATATCGCCGTACTTTTTAACGCTATAATCTACCTTAGTAAACTTGGGATTTTCAGATTGGGTAATTGTCCCCAGCTCAGTTACCTCAGCCATGGGCTGGGATGCAATTACGCTTTCCAGAGCCCGCCATCCGGAAGGCAGGGTAACATCTTCAACGGTTACATAATCAACCAGGGCTACATACTGACGGCGCAATTCATGTAGCATGTTGTCAAAGTCCGCGGGCACCAAAAAACCACCTTCACTACCGGCAGGTGTACCCCCAGTCAGCGAGATGGCCCGAAGCAGAGGTGCATATTGTTCAGCTGCACCCGGGAAACTAAGGATGTTTTTCGGATTGATACCGCTTCGCAAAGCCTCGAAAAACCGTTCCCGATACTCTGCACTTGCCCGCAGATCACGAAGTTCTTCTCCAGCAATCTTGTCAGCTTCCGGGGCATTGGCAGTTTCGAGTATTCTCCGCCCTTCCGCAGGGTCAATGTTGGCACGGTTTAACTCATCCTCAATAGCCCGCAGTTCTTCGATTTGATTGTTCAGTTGCGCCAGTTCATCTTTTTTAGCCTTGGCTTCTTCTAGTTTTCCATCATCCATCAGGTTACGAATCTGTTCCACTAATTGACCACGTTGTTGCATGAGTTCACGCAGTTTACGATTCATTTTTTTTAACATCTCCTTTCGTTATAAATTGATACCTATGGCCATGAGCTCCAGTTCCAGTTCCAGCTCCAGTCTCCGTCGCTCAGTATCATCACCACCTTTGACGGAGCTCTTTAGCTTCTGGAGCTTTTCTTTGCTCTCATGGCTAAGGTTTCTTTCACTTATTTGAGCTTCGCTGTCAGGATAGGCCGGTAGCGGTGTCGGAGATATTTCTACTAGGTCAATGTCCAGCAAAGTACGTTGATACAGGTCTTCCTCGGCCAGGTATTCCCAGTCATCCTTGCGGGTATAAAACCCGAAGGAAGTGCCGCTAACATCACCTCTCCGAATTGACTCTACAGCATCCCTGCCCCAGGTGTTATCCGGGGGAATAATCTTGTATCTCAGGCCAATGTCGTCTTCGGTCAGCTCAAGTGTTCCAGCCTTGGTTGACCCAAGCACCATATGGGTTTTGTGATCCCAGAAAGCCTTTATGTCCTCTTTTTCCTGAAGTGATCTTGTAAAAGCTCCTTTTGCTACTCGCTCGACAAACTTGTCACCAAACCAGTCCGTTATTACATGACTTCGCTGGTTCCACTTCACCACATACCCCTCAATAACAGCCTGGCCATCATCAAGTGTTCTGATCTCCACTGTTATCGGTTGCAGGATCCGTTTTTCCATTCCCACTACCTCCCAACCCAGCCTTTGCGCGCTGGTATTCTTCTAAATTGCTCAGGGTTGTAAAGTTAAGGCTGACCAAATGTACATCTCCGCCTTCTATCCGGTTGCGCTCTTCCAGCTCTCGGACTTCATTAATTGTGTAAACCCCGTTCTGTAACATCTTCTCGTAATATTCAGCCCGAGATTTATTATCACCGCGGAGTTCAGCCGCCAGGTTAAAACGCAAATAGTATCGCTTTAGTTCCCTGTCTGTAAACAGCTTATAGGAAAATTCCTCTTCCCACTGAGTAATTAAGGGAGCCAATGTGTTGGTTACAAAGTCCAATGCTTGCTGCTCATTGGAGCTGTAACTCTCTTTGCCCTCACCCAATTTATAGAGCGGTACCCCGAAGAACCGGGCAATCTCCTTCAGCGACCACTGCCGGTTTTCGATAAATTGAGCGTCCTTTAAAGGCATGTTTATCATTTTGTACTCCATGCCCAGGTCCAGCACTGCCACCCGGTGAACGTTATCCAGTCCGCTTGTCATCCGTTCAAACTCAGCCCGGATTTTGTTTTTTGCAGTAGAATCCAGCTTGGTAGGCACATGCAGTACCCCGGAGGGTTTTGCTCCTTTGCTAAAAAAACTACCGGCAAATTCTTGCTCAGCCTGCGCAGTACCGATAGCTTCCCTGGCATTTTGGATGTATGGTATCCCGGTAATCCCATCCCTGCTGTAACACTTCAGATGAATAACATCTAACTGGTCAAGTTTTCTGAACTCTCCACTTTTAAGCTGAGTTACATACCATAGTCGTCCCGTATCATCCATATAGGGTACAGTCAACGCTGGATTTAACGGCCATAAAGCCGCCGGGTAACCTTTACTATCCCACTCGATATAAGCATAAGCATTTCCCCAGAGGCCCCGGTGTGTTTCCAGTAGTTTCTTAAAAACCGCAGGTGTCATAAAGGGGTTTGGCCTAACGGTTAGCACATAGTTTACCGGATGATTATCTGCCTGCTCCCGTCCTCCGTCAACTCTTCTGTATGCTTGAAAAGGCAGCTTTGATATACTATCCGACAATATCCTCACACAGGCATATACCGCCGAAACACTCAGGGCATTTTGCTGGTTTACGGTCTTGCCACTAGATGTAGGCCCAAAAGCAAAGATATCTTCCCAGCCGTCATAAGACTGAAAGATTAAATCTCTTTTCTCGAATAGACGCCTGAAAAACAAACTTAATCACCACCTTTCTGGCGGCCGGCAATTGCAAGTAAAATACCAAAGCCCATAAGTTCTGCCCCAAGCAGGTATAAACCAAAAATATGGTTCACATAGAAAGTAGTGACTGTTATAACGAAGCATCCTGCAAATATTAGAATATCTTCCAAGAAAGGCAATAGCTTCAGCAGCATTTGAACACCCCCTTTACAAGGAAAAGTCATCAGAGTTAATGTAATCGTTTATAGCCATTAACTCCTTCAGTGCCTCAAATCTTACGTGAGCGTTAATAGTGGCAGCTGCCGGGTCTATCCTATCTGTTGATTTGGACTTGTCCAGCATGATGTTTTCATTTACATCCGCTTTGGTAATAGCGTTAGATAAGGCCCATGTCAGCACCGGGTTCCCGTCATGCATTACCTCGCCCTTGAGCACCCGCTCCCGGAAATCCTTGGTTGGCTCACTTAAAGTCCTGAAACCTTGGCGGATCTCCACCATGGTATATCCTTCATCGGCCATTTCATTGGCAAACTGTGTCGCATTATATGGGTCGTAGCAGATTTCATTGATTTTCCAGCCATGCTCCAGCTCCATTTCATGAATGTAGGCCGTAATAAATCTATAGTCTACTACTGCCCCAGGAGTTATTGAAATCCAACCTTCCCGGGCCCACATATCGTAAGGCACTTTGTCGGTTTTGCGTTTCCTAGCAACTGTATCTTCCGGTATGAAATTATGTGATATCACTACAGCTTTACCGTCAAGGTAAAATTCAAAGGTTATGGACGTCAGGTCTATCTTCTTGGACAGGTCAACTCCAACATTACAGGTAAGCCCTTTCAGTTTTTCGTACAGCTCCTGTCTTGGAACAGCCAGGACTTTCCACCTGTCCATTGCCCCTTCCATGAAACCGCCTTTTTTCTCATTCACCCAGCGGTTAAGGTTTTTCACCAGAAAATTACGGATCTTGTCCGGATCTCCGCTGCCGTAAGCATCATCATGTTGCTGTTTCAGGTAAGCCATGCCTTCAGTGGTAGTGGCCAATAGCGGGTTGGCTTTTATCCAGTTATTCGGGTCATGAACATCATCATCCTCATCTAACTCCTGGATTAAAACAAAATAGGACTCGTTTACAATATCTCCCTCAAGGATTTTCTTGCAGTACAGGTCCTCTTTATAGCAGGCGTTGTTTTCTGTTTCAAAACCTGCCGTAGTGATAATAAAGAGCAACGGCTGTAACCGTTGCCCCATACCGGACACCATTACGTCATACATACTGCTATCAACATGAGCGTGATATTCGTCTATAACCGCCATGTGCGGATTAAGACCGTCCAGGGTTTTGGTATCCTTGGACAGCGCCTTAAGTTTGCCGTTGCTAGTCTTATGCCCTATTTCGTAATCCCTTATCTTAAGTCTTTTGCGTATATCCGGAGAATTTTCTGCCATCACTTTTGCATCTAGGTATACAATCCGGGCCTGGTCTCGTTTTGTGGCAGTGCAATACACTTCTGGACCCGGTTCCCTATCTCCAGCCAGCATGTAAAGTGCTACCCCTGACAGTTCAGTTGACTTCCCGTTCTTTCGGGCCCTCCTGGAATATGCCTTGCGAAATCGGCGCAGTCCGGTATTTTTGTGTACCCAGCCAAAGATAGATCCGAGTTCGAATTTTTGGAACGGCTCTAATTCTATCGGCTGGCCTGCTTTGGGCCCCTTAACGTGCCGGCAGAACTGGAACCACTTATATATCCGGTTTGCCTTTTGCTCATCAAACACCCAAGGAAAATTTTCTGTTCCCTGCCGCTCCAGGTCTTTCAAATGTCTTGCGCAAGCCAGGCGTTCATATTTGCCCGCTACCCTACGGCCTTCTACGACATCGAGCGCGTAAGCCGTAACTGGATGCATCAGTCGAACATCTCCCCGAATTCATCCCGTTTTTCGGGTTCCTTTTTGGGCACATTTTTGATGCGAGCCGTAGGGTTCAGGAATAACCTGTCTTCCAGTTTCAGCAACAGATCCATCTTTTTCTCGATGCGCTTTTCTATCTCCAAAATGCGTTCTGACAGCGCCAGCTTTTCCTCAACAGTTTCGGAGTGTTGATACTGAGCTGTCAAATCAGCTCGCATATCTCTGAGTTTGATGTACTCGGAATGCAGCAGGCAGTACCGGTTGATCACGTTCTCATCCAGCCCCTCCACAAACTCAATACCCTTGTACAGCTTCTGCAGCTTTTTGAACATGGCCAAAGCAACCATGTCGTTTTTGACCTGCGGGCTTGGCTTGTATGTCTTGGTGCCGGACCTCAGCTTTGCCTCCTGTTCCTGCCTTGCTGCAATCTCTGCTTTGGTCAAGTGCCGTTTATTGCCGTTCATCAAGTGCAACTGTATCGGTTTTGCAGGTCTTCCCATGATGTTCACCTACCCTGTGTCAGAAAGTTCCATTTCACGAATTTTTATCACGCAAGGGGGCCGCGCCGGTCTACCGGGCGGATTTCAAACTTTTCCCACCCGGGGGGTGTTACCGAAACCTCCGTCCTTCGTGGCTGTTTTGATATCATGGCACCGTTTGCACAGTGCCTGGTGATTGTTGTTAT